GTGTATGAATCTGAGTCTGGTCATGTCATGGAGTTTGATGATACAAGAGATAATGAGAGAATACATCTATACCACCGTGCAGGTTCGTACATGGAGTTCAATCCTAATGGTGATAGAGTAGAAAGAATACAGAGAGATAAGTTTACTGTGGTCGTCAAGGACGAGTCTGTATTGATACAAGGAGATGTAAACATTCAAGTAGATGGCGACTATAATTTAAATGTAACAGGTGATGTAAAAATAAACGGACAAACAATCAATCTTAACAATGGATCTAAAGGAGCTGCAAGAATTGATGATACAGTTGCAGACGTTGACCCAATAGGAGATGGTACAATATCTTCTGGTTCCGGTACTGTTAAGATTGGAGATTAGGTATAAATAGAAGATGGCAGAAATAACAATAAAAAACGAAAGATCGTTTACAGATTTAGATTTGAATTTTAATATACATCCTACTACAAAGGATATTAATAAATTCAAAAATGAAAACGCTGTAATTAACTCAGTTAAAAATTTAGTTTTAACAAGTAACTATGAGAGGCTTTTTCAACCACAAATAGGGTCTGGTTTAAAACGACTTCTCTTTGAACAGGTGGATAATGTTACAGCAGCTTTACTTGAGAGAGAGATTTCAGAAACCATAACAAATTTTGAACCTAGAGTTGACTTGAAAGATGTTGTAGCCTCTGGTTTTCCGGATGAAAATGGTTATAAAGTAGAGATAACTTTCTTTTTAGTTAACAATCCTAGCCCAATTACAGTAGATTTCTTTTTAGAGAGAGTAAGATAAATGGCAGACCGACTTAGAGTAACAGAACTTGATTTTGATTCAATCAAAACGAATTTAAGATCATTTCTACAACAACAAAAAGAATTTTCAGATTACGATTTTAGTGGTTCTGGTTTATCAATTCTTTTAGATATATTGGCCTATAATACACATTATAATGCTTATTATCTAAACATGGTTGCAAATGAATCATTTTTAGATACCGCTTTGCTTCGTGAATCTACTGTATCACACGCCAAAACATTAGGTTACACCCCACATTCTAAAAGATCACCCACAGCAACAATCACACTTACAGCAAATTCTGACACAACAACTGTTGGTAGTTTAACACTACCTGAGGGTTTTTCATTTTTATCAGACCAAATAGATGGTAAGTCATATAATTTTGTTTCTCTAAATGATGTAGTTGTAACAAAGACCAATCAACAATATGTTTTTACTAATTTATCTATAAATGAAGGTCAATTGATTACTAATCAGTTTGTATATTCAGAATCAAGTAATCCAAAACAATTGTTTACATTACCAGATAAAGAGATAGATAGCACAACAATTAAAGTTGTTGTTCAACCTAATGTAGCAAATACAGCCACTAAGATTTTTAATAAAGTAACAGATATATTAGATGTTGATGGTACATCAGAGGTTTTCTTTGTTCAAGAAAATAGAGATGGTAACTATGAAATATATTTTGGTAATGGTAGTGTAGGTAAAAAATTAAATGATGGATCAGTTCTAAGTGTGACCTACTTAGTTACAAATGGAATAGCTTCCAATAAAGCAAACAATTTTGTTCAGAAAACATCACTTACTGATTCAAATGGTGATGGTGTTACAGTAACGATTAATCCAACTGGAGCTGCATCAGGTGGTTCTGATAAAGAATCAGTAGATTCTATAAAGTTTACAGCGCCAAATCAATTCACATCTCAAAATAGGTTTATCACTAAAAAAGATTATGAAACATCTATTTTAAAAGATGTGCCTAGTGTAGAATCGGTTTCTGTTTGGGGTGGTGAAGATAACGTGCCTATTGTTTATGGTAAAGTATTTATAGCACTTAAAGCAAAAGATAATTTTTTCATATCAGAGGCAGAAAAAACAAGAATTATAGACAAGATTTTAAAACCAAAAGCTATCATTGGGGCTCAAATTGAAATTGTTGATCCAAGTATTACACATATTCTCGTAAATACAAACGTCTTATTTGATAGAAGAAAAACCACACAAACAGAAACGGGTTTTAAAGAATCTATTAAGTTGTCAATATTAACATATAACTCAACTAACTTAAATAGATTTAATAGTAATTTTTCAGCTTCTAAATTATCTAAAGCAATAGACGATACAGATAGAAATGCAATATTAGGTTCGGAAACAAATGTTAGATTACAAAAAAGAATAAAACCAACGATTGGTTTAGGAACTTATACGATTGATTTTGGTGAAAAGTTAAAAAGAGGCACAGCAGAGGAAAAACTTACTACAACTGAATTTATTGGATTTGATAATACTGGTGTTGCAAGGTCTGTATCTTTTGAAGAAGTGCCACAGTCATCAACTGGTGTTTCTCGAATAACAATTGAAAATCCTGGAATAGGGTTTACAGAGGCACCTACTGTAACAATTACAGGTGATGGTATTGGTGCAAAAGCTATTGCAACTGTAAGTCAAGGCGGCCTTACTTCTATTGAAATTACAGATAGAGGTGTTGATTATACAACAGCAACAGTTACACTTTCTGGAGGAAATGGTATAGGTGCCGAAGCAACAGCTATTGTTGATGCTAGAAATGGTACAATAAGAACAATCTTTTTTGATACTGATGGTAATAGACAAATCATCAATGAAAATATAGGTGAAATAGATTATGAAATCGGTAGAATATCCATTAACAGTATAAACATTTCTAGTGTCGATACCGCTGATGGTCTTATAAGATTCACAGTCGGTTCTGAAGCTGGTGTTGTAGAATCAACCAGAGATAATATTGTTGCAATAGATCCTGAAGATCCTTTAGCAATAGTAACAACTCTTGAGGCAGTTGAAGATTAAATGGGAAAAACATACGACATTATTCCATCTTCATTAAAAACTTCACTACTTGTAAATAGACAAGTACCAGAGTTTGTTCGTGAAGAACATCCACTCTTCATTTCATTTTTGGAGGCTTATTATGAGTTTCTTGAAAATGAACAAGGTGTTCAAAATAATGATCTTACAAAGACATCAAAAGATTTAAGGTATCTTCATGACGTAGATTTTTCAATAGATGCTTTTGAAAATAGTTTCTTAAATCAATATGCCAATCTTGTACCAAAAGATGTAAAAGTAGATAAAGCATTTTTAATTAAAAATTTATTACCTTTATATCTAGCTAAAGGTAATCCAAAATCTTTTCAACTTTTATTTAGAATGTTTTTTGGAGAAGAAGTTGAAGTTGTTTTTCCTGCTGACCAATTGCTTAGAGCTTCAGATGGTAAATATGCCTCTGAAAGTATCCTTACGATTTCTGATGAGGTAACTTCATTTTACAAAGGCACAGGGCTTAAAAATCAATCAATATTATTAGCTCAAAAATCCACACCTGATCAATTTGATCTTAGAATAAATGGTATAAAAAAAGAAAATGAAACAGATTATATTGTTAGAGTAGAAGATCAAAAAGTATTTTTTAATGATGTAGTAACTGTTAAAAGAGATATATTGGGTAATGTTGTTGTTGGTACTAATTTACAGTTTATTGATATAAAGTCATCTTCACCCTCCTATAATTTACAAAGTTTTGTAGATTCTGGTGAAATTTCACCAGGAAATACAACGATAACATTTAAAGATGCTACATCAGGTGGAGATGTAACAAAAACAATTTTATTGGTATCAAATTCAACTAATTTACGGGTTACAAGTGCTTATGCAAATGCAAATACTTTTGGAGATAACACTTCATTTTTAACAACATCAAGTGTTTCTGCAACTCCGGCTAGTAATGCTGATATAAGAGTTACATATAAATCTTTTAATGATGGTTTACTTAAAAACAGACAATTTACAGGATCCACTTCAAATTCATCAATAATTGTTGAAAGAGTTTTTCCTAGAAAAATTGATATATTACCTAAGATAGAATTATTTTTTGACCCAAGAAAATCTGATGGCTCTTTTGAACAATCAGAAGAAGTAACATCAACTATACTTGTTCAGAATACAGTTATTAATATATCAACAAATACTTTTTCATCATTAGAGGAAATAAGAGTCGATAAAGGTGGTAGACTCTATAATATTGGTGACCCAGTTGGTATTATTGCAGGTGGTTTTTCAACAAAGGCCACAGCTCAAGTAGCCTCTTTAGGCACAGAGTTTTTAAGTAACCCTACAGTTAATACTGGAGGTGCTGGATTTGCAGTAGGTGGTTTATTTCAAGGCGGTAATACAGAAACAGGTTTTGTTTTATACACAGTTAAACCTGCAATTGATACCTCTGGTAATAATACACCAAACACTTTTATTTTAATGGGTGAAACTTATGATGCTACAGTAACAAACAATTCATCACAGACATATGCTGATTTGATTATAGCAAATGCAAATGGAACATATGCTGGTGCTTTTGGTAACACTCAAGTTACGACACCTACTGTGGATTCAAGAATAAAACACGTTGTTAATTCAACAGTTCAAGCTGTTTCAATAGGACCAGTTCAAAATGTATTACTTGTGACATCAAATACAACAACAACAGATTTACCATTAGATGGTGCAGGTGCTCTTGTAGAAGTTGCAGCTAGAACAACTGCTGATGTTGGTTCTCTTAAAAGTTTAGGTAAACTTCAGATGGCCAGCTCTAACGGTGTTGCTAATGTTGGTAATAATTATACAGTCGGTGATATTATAGAATTTGATAGTCCAGGTGCTGGTGATGGTGCATTAGCGAGAGTATCAGAAACAAATGCAAAAGGTCATATAATCAATACAGAGTTTGAATATCCACATTATGAAAATTTTGGAACAGGGATTAGGAATAATTATGCTTTCATAGCAACTGTTGTGGCTAATACAGGATTTAGAGGTGTAACTGCTATACCTAATGTTTATGTTTCTAGTGTTGTTACTGAAGCAATAAATTTATCTACATCACAATATCCTAATGTTAATGTAGGTTTAAGTGGTGTTTATTTGACACCTCAATCTAATCACAATGGACTTACACTTGCGGAGGGTGATAACCCTGTGAGAATAGGTGATATAATTTCTGTGTTAGGTCACGAAAGAAAAGTGATCAATGTATCATCAAATATTAGCGTAAATGCAATAGGTTATAATACAAATAGATATGGTGTTGTAACTCAAAATACAGGTAATTATCAATCATACTCTAGTAATTTAAGTCCTGTTCTTGATTCGCAAGTAGGTAATACGGGTAACGCAGGTGGTTACATAACAAGAACAATAAGCGTTGATTCATTAGCTCAGTACGCTAATTTAAATGTAAGACCAGTCTTTCATTATACATCAGGTCCAAATACAAAATCACAAATAATGCTTGATGATATAAATGTAGATAGTATGGTTTACACTTTCGGTGAATGGAGTAGTTCACAAAATACTGCTCTTGAGTCTTTTACTAGATTTGATGGTTCACTAAAATATCCATACGAACATGATGGCGGATATCTTGGTGGTTACAATTCACCTTCAAATATGCTTGATACGGCAAATTTCTGGGAACAGAGAAGCCCTAGAATGGGATCAAACACAGCTGATTATGGTCAAGCTTTTTCTGGTAGAGTTGCTTTTAGTGGCGGTGATTTTTATCCAACATTTACAAAGCTGTTGGGTTCAGGCCCATTAGGTGAATTTTCCGGAGGTGAACGTGGTAAAGGGCGATGGGTGTTGATGGCTCACGGTCCAAATGAAACTCCTAGAGATTTTTCGACTGTTGGTGGCACAGTATATAGAAAACATTTTGGACAATATGATGATTTAAATTTTGCATCAGGATTATCAGGTGTCCCATTTATAACAAGTAATACAAATACTTTTGGTGCAGAGGCTAATGGACAAATAAGATATGCTGGAGATGGATTTGGTGCCAATGATAATAAAAACTGGATCGAAAGAGCTACCAGTAATGCTATATCTATAAGTGAGCAAAAGTACATTTACGCAAATACATACAATGCAAACAATTCACATTTCTGGCTAAGAGGCCCAGTTATGTCATTAGGTGAAAGTCCAACATTTACATTTGCTTCTTGTTTATTTGGTGATGCTGTGGGCACTTTAAACGTACACTTTGATGTCGTAGAAAGTAACTCAAATCCAGAAACTTTACATAGTGGTGGATTCTTAACAGTTGATAAACCTTTTCCAAGTGAAATAGACTTCTTAAAATTTGGGAACACTTCTTACTTTGGAACTCGTGGTCTTGCAAACTCTTTAGACCCTATAAGCATAAGTGCTCAGTCATCAAACGTATTTGGTGCACCAATGAGTATTGATACCAATTTTCCAAAAGGCGGTGCAGCTTACGATACGGCTCACTTACCAAATGTTTCAATCTTTAGAACTAATTTGGCAAATGAAATCGCCTCTTCAGCAAACGCTGTAATTAATGTCGCTTGTCTTTTAGGTGATGGTGAAGAAATAGTTGCTCAAACAGATGATACAACAAAGGGTACAATAAACACAATTAGAATAGTAGAGGCAGGTGATGGATATGTAGCCATACCGGATATTGACTTAACAGGCTCTGGTGATGGAACTGCTACAGCAAACGCCGTATTAACAGATTCAGTTTCAACAACAGAAGGTAGGTTTACATCTTCAGATGGTCTATTATCATCCAGAGAAAGAAGAATACAAGGTAAAAATTTCTATCAAGATTTTGTTTATGTAACAAAGGTGCCATTAGAATTTTCAAAATACAAAACTGTATTGAAAGGTTTATTACACCCAGCTGGGTACAAAAATTACGCTGAATTTGAAGCAAGAGAAATATCTAACGTAAATGTATCAGCAAGTGGAACTGTATCAAATTCAATACCTGGTACTATAAACGTATCAAACAGTATAAGTGTGGTTGGTACAAATACTGCATTTAATATTGCTGTTTCAAAAGGTACAATCTCTGTAGGTTCTTCTAAATTAGCTGTAAATGGTGAAAATCGTGTAATTAGTAGCGTTATATCTAATACAAGTTTAACTGTTGAAAGTGCATTTACTCAAGTGTCAAATGGTCAATCCGCTATAATTTTGGTATAAATAAACAATGGCAACGAATTTATCTACAAAAACATTAGAGTTAAGAAACGCAGAAGCTTTCGCAAACTCTTTCTCATCTGAAATTTCATATATTTTTATAGGAGATAGCACGCCATATCTTAATGATGCAAATTCTCCACCACAAATAGTACAGACACCAGAAGTTTTATCTGATGTTTTAAATTCAATGGTTGCTTTGAAAAAAGTAACTGCTGGTGAAGTAAAGTTATCTGTGCCTAGAGTTGATTGGACTTCAGATACAAAATATATGCAATTTGATAATTTAGCCGTAACAGAACAATTAATAGAGGGTGATGCTTCTATAAACACAAAACCATTTTATGTTATGGCACCCAGCACAAGAAATGTGTATAAATGTTTGTCAAATGGTAGTGGTTCAATTTCAACAGTAGAACCCACCGGAGATTATTCAACATCTAATGGTGTTGTTGATAATACTGGTTCTGATGGTTATGTTTGGAAGTATATGTATAACATAAGAGATAGCGACCAGTTTGTCAATTCAACTTTTATACCTGTGCCAACAAGAAATTATACCGATTTTACACCATCTTCTGATACTGTTTATGGTAGTTATAGTATCAGAAACGATACTGTTGTTGAAGGAGAATTAACAACTATCGTTGTTACACATCCAGGTTCAGGATATAGAGATTTTACTAACGTAAGAACATTTGCATTTGAAACCACAAATACTAACACATCAGATGGTAAGAATAGAACCATACAGGTAACTGGTGCATTTTTAAGTGAAGTTGGCTTAACAATTGATCAAGTTGCTTCAGCTAATATGACTGTATCTGGTGGGGCTAGTTTATTTTCTGACGATACTTTTATTGAATCCGTTGATACAGTAAGAAATAAAATAACACTTACAAAACCAGTTTTAGCTAATAGTGATGGTAGTGTTTCTAATACCATTTCACTAACCACAAGAATTTTTGTTGATGGTGTTACAACAGCATCAGAACCAGCAGAAGCTTCAGCTATTTTAGGTTCAAGTGGTGCAATACAAAGGGCTAATGTTACACAATTTGGAAGTAATTATGCAGATAAAATAAATGTAAAAGTATTCGGCACTGCTACTTCTAATATTGCAAATTTAAGAGCTGTTATACCACCATTTTTTGGTCATGGGTTTGATATAGGTAAAGATTTATTTGCGAATAGTGTTGTGGCTGTTTCAAAATTTGGTGAAATAGACTCTACTGAAGGTGGATTAGTTCCTTCAGATTTTAGTTTTAGGCAAATAGGTCTTATTAGAAACCCTTATAAATATGGTGTAAATACGATTAGTTCAAGTAGTAATACAGCTGATGGTGCTAATACGGTTGTAAGACAAACGACAAAAGTTTTTGTTTCATCTGGTGTATCTTATGATGACCAAGAATTTGTTTTTCAAGGAGATTCATCTACCGACTATACAGCTGGTGGATTTGTACATAGAATAGAAAGTGCTACATTATTAGAAGTTACTCAAATTCAAGGTGAACTAGAAGTAGGAAAAGTATTAGTTGGTAGTAATTCAGGTGCATCAAGGGTAATTACACAAATTATAGACCCAGAATTTGAACCCAAATCAGCTGATTTACTTTTTGTTGATAACAGGAACCCAATTACAAGAACAGATGGCCAAGCAGAGAGTGTTAGACTAACTATAAGATTCTAAAGGTAAAAGATGGCATTAGACGAATTTAAAACAACTCCATACTATGATGATTTTGACGAAGATAAAAATTTTCATAGAATACTTTTTCAACCAGGTAGGGCGGTTCAAGCTCGTGAGTTAACACAATCACAAACAATACTACAAGACCAAGTTACTAAATTCGGTAATCATTTATTTAAAGATGGTTCTAAAGTAACTGGAGCGGATGTTTTTGGTGTTGGTGAAGGTAAGATAGATAAATTAACTATAAATTTACAACCCTCTGTTAATCACATAAACTTATCACCAATTAACCCAATTACGGGTGTATCGGTAAATGTAGCAAGTTTTATAAATGGTTATGTAACAGTTCCAATCACAGGTATAAAAGATTCTGCAAACACTAAAAATATATTTTTTGTGCATCACGCTGATGCAGCTGATGCTGTTACAAATGACCCACCTACGTTATATGTTTCACATATCAAATCAATAGGTTTATACCTTGCTAACGGTGCATTAAATTCAGTTAATGCTAATGGTAGTAGTGGTGTAACTTTAGGTAATGTTAGTGTTGGTGCAAATGCAACTTTAAATGTATACTCTTCAATTGTAGTAAATACAGAAAATCTAATAACACAAGTAACTGCAAATTCAAATCCTTATGGTGATGCTAAACTATTAGGTGTAACAGAAGGTGTTTTCTATACAAGTGGTGTTTTTGTAAAGAATCAACAACAGATAGTTGCAGCTGACAAATATGGTAAAACTGCAAATGTTTCAGTAGGATTTGACGTAACAGAAAGTATAGTAAAATCTTCTGATGATAGTAGTTTACTTGACCCTGCTTTAGATTCTTCAAACTATTTAGCTACTGGTGCTGATAGATATAAAATTAATTTAACTTTATCAAGAAAACAATTAGACGATACAACAAAGTCAATACCAGAATTATCTACATCAAAGTATATAGAAATTGCAAGATACAAAAATGGTCAATTAGTCAAAGATGCTACTAAAACAAAATATTCTGATTTAGGTAGAACACTTGCAAGAAGAACTTTTGACGAATCTGGTGATTACATAATAAGAGGCCTTGAACCTAGAGTTGCTAATTTAGGAAATTCATCAAATGGTATTCTTACGGTAGACAAAGGTAAAGCTTATGTAAAAGGTTATGAAATATTAAAAATAGCTGATACAAATATAAATTTACCAAAAGCAAGAGATACAGAAACAGCTAACACTTATAGTTTAGAACAATCATATGGTAACTTTATCTTTATTAACGGTGCAAATAACACCTTATTTACAGATAATGTATCATTTCCTAAAATTTCACTACACTCATCAAATTTGGCAAATGGCGGACCACAGTCAACAGTACAATCATTTGCACAAAATACAAAAATAGGTGAGGCTCATGTAAAGAATATAGAGTTCTTTAAAAATGATAGTTCGGGTAGAGAAAATAATGTATATAAGTTATCACTTTTTAATGTTAGAAATACAAGTAATTTACCACTAAGTTTAACAAGAACCGTGGTTGGTATAGGTGTAAATAATTCTGCTAATGCTAATGCAAACTTAGATTCTACATCTATTCAAACACATAGAACACCGGCTCAATTAGCAAACGGCACAAATAACATGGTCGTTGTTGATGCGACTGATATTCGTATTGGTGATATGGTAGAAGGTCATAATGTATCTAACAACGGGCCAGTAGCTGCAGGAAATACTGGTTCAGCATCTTTAGCTCAACAAGGTCTTGGTAGAAGAATAGCATATGTTACAGCTGTTAGAGGTACAAATGTTGAAATAAGTTGTACGGTATTTTCTGGAACAACCACCGACCTAGGTGATGGTTTCTTTACTAATTCTGGTTCAAATAACTATACTTTTAGTAGATCTGTTTTTTCAGATGCAAATGAAGATACTTCACTTTTCCCAATGTCATATAATTATGTGGCAAATACTGGAACTGAAAGTTTTAGTTATCAAATAAGAAAACTTTTTCCTTCAGTTAGTTTTACTGGAGGTGTAGGTACAATACAATCTGGTGATGGTGATAAAACTTTTGTAGCTGCATCATCAACAACTGCTAAACAAAAAAATTATCAAGTAACTGTTACCGGTTCTGGAACATCTACAAATCCAGTAGGACTTCAAGTCCCAGTCATAGACTCTGTTACAGTAACAGGCGGTGCTACACCGGCTGCTGAAATAAATCTTGGTGATGGCTCATTTGGTGGTACTGCAAATGTTATAGCAACTTTACAGGTTCAAAATGGTCAAGGTGATAGAAGAGTATTAACATCAAGAAAAAAATATAAAAATTATGCAAATGGTACACACACTCAAGTAGATGGTGGTAAAACTAAAAGAGTGTCATTAGGTCAAGGTCATGTTATAAACGTAGAGGCAATTTACATTGCAACTCCAGGAAATAATGCTACTGATGCCAACGTAAATGTAAGAAATGCTTTTACTTTTGATACGGGCCAAAGAGATAGTTTCTTTGATTATGGCACTATTAGATTGAAGGCTAACAACTCATTAGCAAATGGTTATCCAGATACATCAACAATAAATGTTGGTGTAATGAATGTGATATTCCATCACGTTGAGGCAAACGGCCTTGGTTATATTGATTCAGCTTCATACAACCAAGTTTTAAAGTATGAATCAATACCACAATTTACTAAAAAAGATGGTACTATCATATCTTTAAGAGATAGTATAGATTTCCGACCATATAGAACTGCTGATAACACACCTAACGCATACTCAAATAATAATATGGTATTTTCTAAACTAGATATACCAGATTCAGAAGATCCAACAGCTGTTATGAAATTATCATATTTCATACCTAGAAATGATAAATTAGTTTTAGGTTTTGATGGTAACTTTAGGGTTATTCAAGGTGAACCTGCTTTAAATGACCCACCAACCCCAGCAGATGATCCTGATTCAATGACTGTGGCTAAATTGGCCTTAGAGGCATACACAGCACAGGCAAGTAATGTAAAATTAGAGATTGTTAAAAACAAAAGATATACAATGAAAGATATAAGCGGTCTTGATGATCGTTTAACAAGAGTTGAATATTATACGTCTTTAAATTTACTAGAGAGCGAATTAGCCTCAACAACTTTCTTTTCCAACAACAATACTGAACTTCTTAGTAATGGATTTGTTGTAGATCCGTTTAGAGGTCATAGCATAGGTGATGTTGCTAACCCTGATTATAAAATTGCTGTTGATCCAGCCAACGGTCTTATGAGACCTAGATTTAAGGCTAATGCAGCTTCAGCATCAGAATCGACACTAAACGCCTCTTTAAGAAATACTGGCAATAGATTAACATTAAATTATGGTACAGATGTTTATACTGCACAGGCAGTTGCGACTGGTACAATAAATGTTAACCCATTTAATGTAGTTGGTTTTGTAGGTCATGTTAAACTTGCAACTGAAGTAGCTACTTACGCTGATTTTGGTGCGAGACCATTTGTTGGAGTTAACACAGAAGGTAACTCAGATAATTATGAATATGGAGAAAACTATACAGGTTCAACATGGAGTGAATGGAATTTAGTTAGTTATGATAGAAGTGATGCAAAAGTGTTTACATACTATGATACAACAAACCAAAAAGTAAAAACAACTACATCAGCTGAAGAAGCAGGATATTATAGTCAAAAAACTGAAACTGATAAAGTTTTTTATTATGCAGCTTCTCAAAATATTGACTTTGAAATTTATGGTTATAAACCTAACACGATTGTTCATGCCTTCATAGATAATAGAAATGTATCAGATAGGCTAAATAGATTTAACTCTGATACATCTGCTTATGAAAATTCTGTAACAATCATATCTGATGAAAATGGTTTTGCAAAAGGTAGAATAATATTACCGAATAATCCAGAAACAAACGAACAGTTTTTTGCTGGCGAACATCAGATTATATTCTGTGATGCTATTATTAATCCTACATTTCATACAACATTAGCTTCAACTAGATATTTTTCTGGAACTCCTAGAGTTGAAACAGTTGAAGCAGAAGATTCTGTTGTACAACAAATACCAGCTCAACCAGCAAGTTATGATTGTGATTTCTATTGGGATCAAGTAAATCAAAATCCTGATTGTATTACACTTGCTCAAAAAAATGCAGATTTAATCAATAGAGAGGGTCTTGATTCTACTGTTGTAAACAATTGGGGACCAATAATATACTCACTTTATGGAAGTATTCTTAGTAGAAAAGCCGATAAATCTGGTTATGGTTATTATTTAAAACAAATCAATAATAATGATATAGGTGATGTCAGAGATAGGTCTAGTGATGACCAAGCAAGAGGTATTATAGAACAAATCTTTAGATCATCACCGGAATTTGCAAACATACAACAAGGTGTTTATGTAGATCCTTTGGCACAAACTTTCTTTGTAAATGAATTTACAAATCCAAAAGGTATATTTGTACCAAACATATCTGTATTTTTTGCTACTAAAGATTCATCATTACCAGTTACTTTAGAGATTAGAAAAACTGTAAACGGATATCCAAGTGCTGATGATATTATACTTGGTGCAAGAATTACAAAGAATCCAGCTGATGTATTTTTACCAGAATCACCTAATACACCAAAGGCAACACAATTTGTTTTTGATAAGCCAGTATTCCTAGAACCAGCTGAATATTCTATTGTATTACTTACAAATTCTTCAAATTATACGGTGTTTATTGCAACAGTTGGTGAAACAAGAATTGATAATGGTCAAGTTGTAGCTTCACAACCATATACAGGTTCATTATTCAAATCACAAAATGCTAGAACATGGGAACCAGACCAATTATCTGACTTAGCATTTGAAATTAGAAAATGTGCTTTCAATACTTCAGGTAGTTTCTTTACAGATGTAGATGCAGTAAAAGGTACTCTACCTACACAATATGTTGACTACATGAAAGTGAGTGTGCCTTATGAAACATATTCAGACCAAACAGCTCTATCATTTAAATTAGCTACAACAGCAAATGGTGATTCAGGACTTGCCAGTCCTGGTATAAATGTTTATCCTGAATCAGATATTTATTTTGAAACAAGACAACAATTTGATGCTACTGGACAGGCTAATCTAAGAGTTACAATGTCTACAACAAATGCAGATGTATCTCCAACATTTGATTTAGATAAATGTAGATTCATTTTTGCAGAAAATTTATTAAATAGTACAGCAAATACTGATGTTACAGATAATCCAGAAACACAAAGTGAAGGTGGTGGAGCATTATCTAAATATATTACAAAGAAAGTTAAGTTAGCTGATGATTTTGATGCAAATGGTTTGAGAGTAATTATTTCTAAGAATTTACCAGAAGGTGCAACAGTTGAAGTTTATTATAAAGTTCAATCAGCTGTTGATTCAACTGAATTTGAAGAATTACCATATACGTTAATGAATCAATATACACCATCAGTAACATCTCAAAACTATAATGACTATTATGATTGTGAATATAGAGCAGAAGATATAACGTATGCAAATGCTAACGCTACATATGATAACTTTAGATTTTTTGCAATTAAAGTTGTTTTATATGCAACGAATACTGCAAAGGCTCCAACAATTAAAAACTTTAGGGCTATAGCATTATCATGAGTGTGATAAAAGTAAAAGATCATAAAAATCTCGTTAGAGATTCGAGAACAAAAGCTGTTTTAAATACAGACTTGGTAAAAATGATGCAAGCAAAAAAAAGAAAACAACAAAGTGTAACTTTAGAAACTTTAACGCAAGAAGTCAATGTAATTAAAGATGAATTTAAAGAGATTAAAACACTTTTAAGACAAATCGTAGCTAAGAGATAACTATGGCAATTATAAGAAATATAACCACAGGAAATACGTTTCAACAGCACGTTACAACAACGTCTGAAACAGTACAAAAATTAAATCATCTAACAGATGGTGCAATAAACGATAAGTTTTATGCAAATACTGATATAGTCGTTGATGGTAACTTAGATGTAACGGGTAATATAAGTTTAGATGCGGCTGGATTTGATAATCTAACCATGAATGGTAATTTAATACTTACCACATCAGATTCTTCTCTTTATACCTCTCAAGCAAACACCTCAGGCACAGCTTCAGCTAGATATGAAGTTTATGCAAATTCTGGAAATTTTCTTTTCAAAACTCAAGGCACCACACCAAGGGTAAAACCACCATTATTTTTAAAAGCGGGTTCTACCTATGCTTTTGATTTACAGAATTTAAGTTCAAGTCACCCTTTTGCGATTCGTAGTACAAACGATAGTTCAGGTGCAAATATTAATTTTGGTCTAACTTTTGTTCAGAAGGCAAACAATGGTAATCGTTTAGAGGTTTTTCAAGGTGCAGCCGCACAAGGTAGAACAGGTGGTATTTTGTATTTTAAAGTTCCAGAAACCGATAATTTAACAGGTGCTGTTTATTACTATAATTGTACAGTACACGCTGGTATGGGTAACTCAATCACAGTAGAAAATACAGTTCAGGCTGCTTTTAATGCGGCTAATAATGCTGTATCAGATGCACTAGCCCTATCAATTGCTATGTCCTGATGTATAAATAAAGAAAAAAGAGAGAAAGATATATGGCAACGAATAGATTTAGAAGTAATTTCGCAAACGCAACGACAGGCTATGCTGCCTCTGTTTTTACAAACTCAGATAGCGGAACTGATAAAATAGTTGTCGGTATGACTATTTCAAATATTACAAACATAGCACAAACAGCTAGTGTATACGTTCATTCTAATACTGTAAATGTTCAATATTCATTAGTTACTGATGCTACTATACCTGCTGGAGGTTCTATTGTGCCGATTGGTGGAGACCAAAAACTTGTCATAGAGCCAGGTGAAAGCATCAATGTAAATACTTCTGGTGCCCTTTCTTGCCATGTTGTTGTGTCAACACTAGAAATTTCAGGTCTATAAGGTAAAATATGGGAACATATATTGGTCGATCTCCAGAAACAGAATTATCGGAAAGAACATCTCAGCTTTTTAATGGTAATAATACTGCAACGAGTTTTGCATTATCAAATGCTGTTTCGGATCCAAAAGAACTTGATGTATATGTAAACAACGTACACCAAGACCCTTTTAATTCCTATACTGTAACATTTGCAAATAGTTCAATAAACTTTTCAGAAGCACCTACAGCTGGTGCAAATAATGTTTTAGTTGTAGGTAGAAGTAGACAAAGAGTAGGCATTTTTACAGTAGATGATGGGTCAATCACACAAAATAAATTAGCTACGGGTGTTGCAATCGGTGATTCTTTGTTAACTACAACAGGAGTAGATGCTGGAACATATGGTGCAGAAAATGCTATACCAGTCATTACAGTAAACGATAAAGGCCGTGTAAGTAATGTTGTTAATGTATCTGTGAATATACCCGTTGCCTTTGAAGCTGCAAACGCCTTACCAACAATTTTATTACTTTCAGGAATGTAATCATGCCACAAGTTTTCAAAAGATTAGGAGCAATTAACTCAGTTGCAAACACACAATCAAACGTATATGTAGTACCAGCGGGTAATTCTGCCGTTGTTTCAACAATTACAATTTGTAATCAAACAGGTGCAAACGGTTCTTATAGTTTAGCAATTCAAGATAAATCAGAGT